GGACGTGCCGATAGTTGCAACGGCAGTCTGAGCGATTGTTTTAACGGCACGGATGCCGGCGGCTTTGAGCCAGAGTCTTGTTTTTACAGTCATTGTTTTATCCTTTCTGCGGTTCTTCCGCATCATACTATATCATACTATGGGCAGTTCCATGGCGGACGTGAAGAGCGCATCCGCCCAGCCGTCACCATTCAAGGCTTTGTAGATATCATGCTGTATGATTATTTGCTGCGTGTCCGTCTGCGTGCGGCTGCCCTTAGCTATGATAGCGCGGCACCGTGCCTGTAGGCTGTCAAGTGTCAACATCATCAGTGCCTGCCGTTCGGCAGATGCAGCGCGGGCTTCGGCAGCTGATACCTGCGCTGCTGCTTTTTTGCGTTCACGGTGTGCGGTCAGTGCCGCTGTTACAACGGCGGTTAGTGCTCCGCTGCCAAGCACGGCACTAATCAGTGTTATCCACAGACTTGCAGTCACTGGTTGGCACCGTCCTTTGTGATGGTAATGCGGATACCGTGCATCAGCACGGTTGCAGCATCATCTGCTGTTATAGGGTCAGCACCAGCCGGTGAATGTGTGCTGTAATCAGCAATCATAGCGGTAAATGCTGCTTGTGATTTCGTACCCCACTTGCCGTCTTCCATCAGAGTCTTGCCGTCACCGTCTGTATAGCCTGCTGCACTAAGTGCTGTCTGCATTGCTTTGTATGCCGCGCCAGTGTGCATAGGGCTCGCTACCTCGAATTTTATCTTTTCCATTTCGCTTTCCTCCGAATATTTGAATTTTTTATCCATAATCCCGCGGTGTGTCCACGGGCGATTATCCAGCCGTGTGACTACCACACCGTAGCGCAGACCGCGTGCCTCAATCACCAGCGGCGTGCCGTCGCTGTCAAAACCGCAGATCCAGCCTACATGCGTCATTTTACCGTTTTTATTGCTGACAAAAACAGCCTCGCCGATGACGTAATCGCGGGTGATATCATCGATAGGACCCTTTGCGTTGCACCACAAACGGTAATTCATATCTGCGTTAATGTCCGTTTTGTCGTTGCAGACATATGTCAGGTATGAATCCAGTAGCCCCTGACAATCGGTCGCATAGTCGGTGCTGCGCCAGCCCGCAACCGCTGCATCAAAATCCGCACCCGCCCAGCCGCGGTTGACGTATGCCTGCCGATAGCGGGAGAGCGTTGCGGGGGTTGTCTGCACGCGGACGCTGCCAAAAAGATAGTGCCACGGATCCGCGCAGCATGCATCAATCGGCAGAGGCATGGCGGCGCCAGTTGGTACACTTTTTGCATGGGTCAACGCCCATTTGATAAAATCAATCACCTTTAAATTTGTCATTTTGCTATTCCCTCCACGATGATATGTGCGCCGACATCAAAGCCCGCGTCCGTCGGCAGAGATACACCTTTGATACAAACCTCAGTTATCCCTGTCTCTTTGTAAGTCTTTTTTGCGGTTGTATATGCTGTGGCATTTGCCCACATCATGCTGACAGGCGGCTGCATAAGGTCTTTTTGTGCGCCGTCGGCACGTGCTCCGATAGCGGCATATCCGTACTGCATACCGCCGATGCACCAGTCCGCATCGACTTGCACGACCCCGGCTATGTACCTCGACGATGTACTAAAACTCGTTTTTGCGATGGCAGCACGCGCCTCGCCGATGTACGGATCCTGCCCGGCATTTAGGATGACCTGCACCTGTCCGGACGTAACCCCGCCAAGCGTATCTATCAGTATCCGCACTTTTCGGCACGCCGGGAAAGTAAGATATATAGTGGATGTAACCTCCGTGGTGGTGGTCTCCGCGACTGTGGTCCATGTCTCCGCCGTGGATGCCGGCAGAGACTGAAGTGCGTCATACACGGCTTTCGCGGTGGGATATTGTTTATCAGTCGAGTCGGGCGTTATATCAGTAACGCGATTTGCTGTGCATTCTGTGGTATATGATGTCGCTTCGTTCGCAACAGGCGACAGCGTAATCGTTCCGTCAGAATTAAGCCGTGCTTTCATGTACGTTGTAGACGATGCGTTCGGATCAGGCATCACGATTTCGCCGCGAGTTGTTACTGCAAAACCGTTTTTCCCGCCAATTCCAATTATAAATTGATAGACCCCTGCGACATCTTCTTCGTTTTGTTTTCCACAGACAAACTGCGCTTCTTGCGTTGCTTTTGTGTTGCTGCCGAAGGCTGCTGAAAAATTACCACTTGCGACATTTGAGTTATAGCTCCATCCATAGCGTGGATGATATAACCCGTACTCTGTCGCAAATGACATAACCCCTGTAGCACCGGCTTCCCGCCCGAAATTTACTGCGTTCTTCCCCAAGCTATTGGCAGTAAAAGGATCCATGGACGCTCGATGCAAAGCACCGGCTTCGGAGACCGCCAAAACCGAAATGTCTGTTTCAAAAAAAGAAACATGTTCCGTTGACGATATTAGAATATATTTTACGAGTGGTGCACTCATTTCGGAACCGCTGTACTGAGGTATTGAGCAGAAGAAACACAAAAAAGTAAAATCTGCGTTCTGTTTTATCTCCTTGAGCGCATACTCTCTCTCCACGCCGCCCTCCCGTCTCGCCGCAGTGACTATATATTTTTCGGGCTGTTGCGCCGCCGCGAGCAGGGTTGCAAAATCGACCGATGAAACGTAGTCGCCGCGGTCAACATCATAAGAAAT